CACACCATTCCTCTCTTTACGTTTGCTTCTGTGGCGTTCGTGGCTGTGGTCGAGATAAAAAGTATCTATGAGCCAGCCGATGCCAAGGAAAGCCGCGAGATGAAAGAAGTGGCAGAGCTGGCAAAGGCGATTGCAGCCCATAAGAGCGACCCAGAGGAAATTGCCGAAGCCATTGCCAAGTACCTAAATAAGAAAGAGTGATAAGGAAGAATTAAAAGATTTATTTGCTGGGTTACTATTCGGCTTCTTTGTAGGTGTAATAATATTCGTTATCCATTATCTATGGACCTGTTATTGAAACGCATTGCTCGCAGAGATACCTACACCATCGGTAAGCTGTTTATTGATGGTGTGTATTTCTGCGACACGATAGAGGACACGGACAGGGGATTGAAGCAGAGCCTCCCAGCGAGTGTCAACAAGGCCATGAAGAAAGCGGGAGCCACGGCCATTCCTACTGGCAAATATCAGGTGGTGCTCAATGTGAAGTCGCCCCGTTTTTCCCAGAAGAAACAGTATGATTTTTGCGGTGGCTATCTGCCAAGGCTGCTGAATGTGCCCGCGTTTGAGGGTGTGCTGATCCATATTGGCAACACGGCCAAGGACACGGAAGGTTGTCTGTTGGTAGGCCGCAATACTAAGGTAGGCAAAGTGCTCGAAAGCGGTGTGACGTTTCGGGCGTTGTATGCAAAGCTGAAAGAGGCGAAAGGGTATATATTTATAACGATTGAATAATTATGAGCAGAAAGTGGAAAAACTTCTTTTATGACCTGATAGCATACATCTTGTGTGCCATGATCATAACGTGCTTTGTGTATCTGTTGTGCAGTTGCTCTACGAAGTATGTGGCCGTGCCTGAATACCATTACGAGAACCACCACACGACAGATACCATCATCCAGCGCGATAGCATCCTGAAAGAGAATAATACCGTTATTCGTGAGGCCGACAGTACGATGCTGGCCGAGTTGGGTATCAAGATCAAGAGTGGAGAGCGTGCCATCCTTGTCCTGCGTAAGGAACTGGAACGTGTGTTGAGTCAGCAGAAGGAGGCCAAGCACGATACAGTCATCAAGCGTGACAGCATCCGAGTACCATACCCAGTGGAAAAAAAGCTGACCACGTGGCAGAAACTCGAGATCAAGGCCAGCAGGGTTGTTCTGTTCCTTGCCTGTGCCGTTAGCTTGTTCTGGTTCATTATCTGGTTTATTCGAAAACATGGCCACCCGTGATGGATGGATTCTTTTGTTAATATTTGGTGTGTTCGGGGGCGTTACAAGCGTCCCCGTTTAAGTTGTCAATAATCTGACGAATCGCATTGTCAGCGTGTCGGCGCATAATCTTCAAATAGTTGAATATAGGGCGATCTGACTTCATACTCTGCCCGATGCAGTATTCCAGCACCTCGAGGCTGATGCCGAGGTCGAAGCCGTGCTGTACGAAGGACTTGCGGGCGGTATAATAGCAGCAGCGTTTCCATTCTTTGATGCCTACCTTCTCGGAGATACGCTTAATGTCGCGTGTAACGATATTCTTAAACGTGTCATAGCTTCCCTTAGTACCGAAGTCCAAACGGCCTGTCTTGGCGTTCATATAACGTGATATGATAGGCATCGCCTCTTGTGGTATGGAGAACGACACGGTACGATTGGCCTTTTTCTTATTCTTCGTCTTGGTGCGGATATACTCGAGCATCGTGGTATCGCGGAAGTCGTAGGCCAAAAGATCGATGAGGTTGATACCACCCAGATAGTACGATAGCATAAAGAGGTCACGTGCCTTGCGTTCGCCCTTGTAGATGGTTTCGAAGTCACGAATCCTGCGGACATCCTCAACGCTAATATCCAACTCACGGGGTTCTGGTGTCACGGCCTTATAATAGGCAAAAGGGTGTATGTCGTAGCGTACTATGCCATCACGTATGGCCCGGTTCACGATGGTCTTGACCATATTCATCTGCATACCTTCGTAGGCGTCGCTGGCACCTTGTCTGCGTAGCCATCGCGAATAGTCGGCAACGGTTCTCGGATTGATTTCTTCTAACAGGACATCACCATTAAGGAAGGTGCAGAATTTATCCATCTGCTGCTTGCGCATCTTGGCGGTTGTATCTCTCCCGTCCTTTATCAGTTCTGTGATGGTCTGCTCTGTAAGCTGGCGGAAGGTAACGCCCGCTTGGTGGGAGCGCATACCCTTTAGGATGTCACGTAGCTGCAGACAGGTGTAGCGGTTGGGGTCTGGTATGCGTTCCAGTCGCTCGTCATAGTCGGTTAGCATCTGACGCAGCTTGATATTGATGGCTGGGGCATCTGGCTGTCCTACCACCTGTCCGTTATGGAAGTGGGAGAGCGAGGACACGGCATACTTGGTCACGATATAGTGCGTTTCGGACTTGTGGCCTATGCTGATACGAATCTTGTAAGAGCCATCCTTTGCCCTCGTATGTCTCAGGACTGCCAGTTTTATCGTTGTCATTTTTAAAATATTTAAATAATAATGTACGCGCACAAGGAGCGAAACGAACATTTTCTATTCGCTTTTCAGTCCAAAAGCGGGTAAAAACGGCAAATCCAGCATCATTCCTTGTTACTTGGAAATCGCTGGAAATGCCTGTTTTCAATAGGTAGGGACAGTCAGGCTCGAACTGACGACCTCTGCAATGTGACTTAATAACGCAATACTTTGGCGATGCCAGTGTATAAAGGCTACGCGAAAGGCGGGTAAAATCGAAAATATTCGTTTTTAAGCGTCCTAAGCGGTTTTTATCCGCTCGGTGGGTAAGTTATAAGCCATAGCCATAAAAGCGGCTTAGAATTAAAATCTGACCCAAATAAGCGGATATTTACACCACCTTACATCCTTTCCCTACGGAAGACACCCTCAACCCTATAAATACTTATTATATTATCTTTTTTTATTTCTCTGTCAGGGAAAAGTCTGTCGCCATGTCGGTTCACATCCTCGTTGAGTGACACCAGCCGCACGCTGTCGCCATCATGGGTGGACTTGTAGACGCATTTCAGCACACGCTCGTTCTGCGTGATGACGATGTATGCACGACCCCATGCTATTCCGTCGACCTCTGGCTCCTGACGCACGAAGATGATGTCGCCGGAGCGGTAGTCTGGTGACATACTGTCGCCATAGACATAGAGGCCTACGCAGCCCTTCAAGCCCTGCATCGTGACGTACTCGGCAACTGGAGGGTTCTGCTCTTTCAATGAATCCTCGAGGGTGTCGTACTGGAAGCCTGCTGCTGTGCGCAGGTCGAGGACGGGCACGCGGTTGGCATCATTGATGACTGACGGCACATCGGCATCGACATCGAAGATGCGTTTGCCAGTGATCTTGTTAATCTCGAGTTGGTAGCCCACCTTGAACTCGGCAGCGTTGAGGCGGGAGGCCAGCGACTGCGGTGATATACCCAGTTGTTCAGCCAGCCATGACTGATTGACCTGATTTTGGGACAGCTTATAACGTGCTTCCTTTCCACTCAGTTTTGTTCTCGGTTGTTTAGCCATAATTGTACGGTTTAAAGAGTTTCTTTATTTAAAATATTTAAAAAAGTACGGTTTTGTTTTTAAAAAGTTTTAAAAATTAAAGACAATCGGAATAACATTCGGAAAATCTTTATAAATTTGCAACGTCAACGAGACAAAGATACGGAAAATCTTTCAAATGTGCAATACCTCAAACGGGGTAAATTTAAGTTCAAGTAAAACAAATAGTAATTATGAAACAGAATTTTTTCACAACAAGCTGGATCAACAGCAACTTTCGAATCAAGGTTTATGGCCATGATGAGAACGGGAAGCGAATCAACAGTCTTTTTGGAGTTTCAGGCATCATTGCAATGATTGGCGAGGCATTGTTCTTCAAATTCTTGCAGAGAGCCATCAACTCAATGGCAGACAAATGCGTCTGCAAGCTGCGTAGAGGTTTACAAATCAGTTTTTATGTTAAGTAAGGAGGAAATAGCAATGAAGAAATTAGAAAAGATATTGATGGATGTCCGCAAGGACGTTATGAAGGTAATGGAAGAAACCATATTATCAGGCGGGAAGCATTTCACGTTTGAGAAGAACTACGGCAGCGCTTACATTGATATTGATTTCTGGGAAATGTGCAATTTCCCTTGGATTCATGCTGAATGGGATATAGCGGTAAGTCATGAGGACAGTCACAAGCGTAGTCCTCTTTTGGAGCAGGCTATCAAAGCTGTTATGCCGGATTGGTTTTCACTTAAGGAATTAATCGAGTTTTCGCAAACAGCGTGAGACTGTCCTCGGCAGAGCGTGATGTGGCGCTCATGCTCTGTCGGGGGCTGACGGACAAGGAGGTAGCCGAGAAGCTGTTCAGGAGTTACCACACCGTCAGGACGCAGAAAAAGGCAGTATATCGCAAGGTAGGTGTGACGAAGGACACGGAACTGATGGCTGC